GGCTGATGCAGTAACATCTGCTATAAGACCAGTGAGATAAATTTGGTATGAATTAAATGCTTGGCGAGCACGAGATTTTCTCTTTAAATTAACTAATTTTGTGAAGATGATATTGGGTTGGGATGTATAACCCTTCCCAGATTCAGTAACAGTAATCCCTGTAATTTCACCTTGATTAATATCTGCTACTGCTTTAGCACCAAGACCACCGCCACCAGTAATAAGAATATATGGAGGTTCTTGATAAAACTCTCCAGGATTGACAATATTAATACTAGAAATTTTACCAGCAACATCAATCTCTGCAGCACCTTGGGCACCTTGTCCGCCACCACCACCTTCAAAAATTAGTGTGGGAGGAGTCGCATAATCTCTACCATTATTAAGAAGGGAAAGACCAGTAATTGTCTGAACAATAGCACTTCCTGTGGCACCAGTTCCTTCTCCACCAAGAATTTTTGCTTTTGCAGATCCAAAAAATCCATCCCCCTGTCTGGTCATCTTCACATAAGAAACCTGACCATTCTCATCTAGAACAACCTTGCCCTCTGCACCAGTTGGAAACTGAGATACAAGATCAGGAACAACATCATTCTCAAATAAAGGAGCACTGTAAAACTTAGGACCAATAGCATAAGGATAGACAGGATCTCCATTAGAATCCTCTGTCATGAAATATCCATATGTACCATTTGGGTATTCTGGAGTTACTGCAAACTTTCCATTAAATTCATCCAGAGTTCCAACTGAAGAATCATAAATGAAATCTTGTACAAGATCGCCTAAAATATATCCATCTTGAACACTTCTAACACCTCTATTGGAAAGTGCGTATGAGAAAGAATACAAAATTCTTGGTGCATCTGCACGAAGTTCTATTCTCAATTCTCGTGTTGTTGCCGAAGCAAATTGAGATAGGTACTGACTATAAGTAACACTACTACCATCAATTACATAGGTTACACCGAGACCATAAACATAACTGACATCTCCAATATTGGAATTATCTCCTGTAGAATGCCAAGAATCTTCAGTTTCTGAGATAAGGAATGTGTCAGAATCTACACTAGCGTCATCACAATTAAAGATGTAAGTCTTACCTCGTTTTAAATTTAAGAAAGATGGACGAGATCCATCAAATAGATATTCATTATTTGATACTGTTACTGCATATGTAACAGTACTTGCTGTAATTACTTCTGGTCTGGCACCTGCTAATTCGGTAGTAGTTTTTAAACGATAAGAACTTGTCATTCTTACTGCAGAACCACCACTGTTATATCCATAAGGTCCATAGATTGGATATCCATCAAAAGACATACCAATAACTTTGGAATGTCCATCCACATGTCTGGAATAATCAATAGTGGATGCATCATTTGCATCCGACTGATAATAATCCAGAATATAATAATTATTTTGAAGAGGAGTTGTATCACTAGTTGAATCTAAGGTTATATAACCTTCATCACCAGCATACCCTGACATATAACGGTGATATGCACAATGATAGTAGATTCTATTTGTCTCACTACCATTCATAATGAATAGTGGTTGGAACTCGTTCTCGTAATCTGCAGAAGGTGCAGCATCTGCACCTGTACTGTTATAGTACAAAGTTCCCAAATTCAGAGGACCATCTTGGGTCGTACTAAATCTGATAGGATGTCCTATTCCTTCTTGATTAGAAGAATCGACTTGATTGAATGTAATTAAATCATTTGCTCTGACAGTAATATTTTCTGGAGCAAAATAATATTGACCAGGAACAAACGGACCAAAACGAAGTGCATCTTGACCGAAATCAATATAATATACATTTAAACTAATCGGTTCGGCAGAAATAGCAAATGTAAATCCGTTAGATCCTAAACATAAATCCGTGATACTAAAAGTTGCAGTGGGGACTACATCTCTTAAGTATATCCTAATGACATCGCCGTTACCATCTCTGACAACTTTTGAGATTTCACCTCGGGCATTTCCACCAACTTCATCTACAATCCTACCAACTTCAATAGAACCTAAAGTTTCATCAACATTAGTAACAGAAAGAAGTATATTTCCATATTCAACTTTTACATTCCAAGTATATTGCCTGATCTTACCCCATTCAAATACACCATTCAGTAGTTTAAACTCTTCAATCGACTTACTAGATTGATAGTATTTGATATTATTTTCTACTACAGCATCATAGACATCGTTATTCTTAATATACGAATACTTTACGCTATCGATAGAAAATCCTACAGGTGCCCCAGCATCTTGTCCCCACTCAGGGGTGTGTAAAAGACCACCATTTGATAAAATACCTACAACCTTATCATTTTGCTCTTCTCTAGCAGCAGGATTTGGGACATCCTTACCACCACGATAAATGAAAGTTTGATCGAACGTTCTATCTACAAGAGGACCACCACCAGGAGCAGATTCTGATTGAGTCCAAGTTGGTTTAGGATGATTATCTGACTGGATTCTCAACCGATCATTAACACCATCAAAAATGCCTGAAGTTAAAGAATTAGGATGTCTCTGCCAAATTCTGTTAATATCAAAAGAATTAATTACATTTGGAGTTTCCTGTTCGGGAATAATTTGTAATCTTAGTGGATCATAACCTCTTCCTTTTTCCAGAACACGAACGTGTGTGATTCTTCCTGCATCGGCATCAATTATAGGATATAGTAATGCGTCTTCATCTGGAGTCCCACACCCATCAACAGTCAATCTAGGAGGGTCTGATGGATCATATCCAGATCCGCCCTTAATTACTTTTACAGCACGGACACCAAAAATTTCATCGAAGATTGGTTCGATGACAGCGCCAGATCCAGGAACAGTTCTTGCCATTTATCAATTTACAACGTTAATAGTTCCATTCATGAGAGCATGAATAGTGCATTGATAATAAAGTGTTGCAGGGGCGTCCATAGGAACAGTCCAATAGAGAACACTAGTTCCACTACCAGATTGACCAGTTGTGTATGGAGTACCCGATAATCCTTGTGTGCTTTGAATTCTAAATGGGTGTGCTCCACCTTGAACAGAATTGTCAAATGCGTAAGTGAAACCCCTATGCACATAGATTGTGGGATCATTCACCGTGACTGGAAATCCAGGACCAGCGAATGTATAATCACTAGTTCCGCTAGAATTAATTTCCCACCAAGTAATAGGACTATCAACTACAATCCAATCAGTCCCATTATAAAATAATGAATTTCCTTGAGTGATACCAGTTAAGTCAGTATCACTTAACCCAGCAAGAGTTGTGATTCCTGTACCTGTATAGTTAATAGTAACAACATCACCTGTGATAGAGGTGGTAATGTCAGTTCCGCCCGTGAGCGTCAGAGTATCATTTGAAGCATTAGCAGTTGTGGATCCAGTATCAGCAGCAACACTCTCGAATAAGTTTTGAGTAGTTCCACCACCATCTCCACCATCATCTGCAGGTGCCCAATTAGTACCGTTCCATTTCAGAATTTGGTTTGCTGTAGGTGCTACAGTCGTAGTATCTACATCAGCAAGGAGATCGATACTAGAATACTCAGTCACAACTTTCGCTCTAACATCTCCTGCACCACCTGCAGTGATGTTCATATTGACATATGGGTTATCATCACCATCAACGGTGAAAAAGTATCCAGGGTATGTTCCTGATGCAGGAGCATTATTTAAAGCGGTATATTCATTCTTATATTGAATTGTTGTAGGAAAATCTACAACACCTGTCGAACCGTTAAATGTATTGGTGATACTTCCGTTACTAATAGAAACATTACCAGTTCCATTAGGAGCAATAGCAATATTTCCGTTTGAAGCGGAAACGATTGAAAAACCATTAACGTCTAAACTAGCAGTTAGATTCGTATAGTCAGAGGGTAAAAAGGTTGATCCATTGTATCGTAAAACTTGCCCAGAAGCAGGGTTTGTTGTAACGATTGATAGATCACTCCCATTACCCAATGCTGTATATAACTCGTTAAAGTTATCATTGATCTTGTCTCCACCGACCCTTAAGGTATCACCAGTGTTGTCATTGGCGGCGGATCCAAGACCGAGTGTTTGTTTTGCCATTACTCGTAGGGATTTTTAGTTATTTATAGTATCTCTGGGTTAATTATTTCTTCCCCGTATTGAGAAAGATCTGGTGCAGTCCAATCATCAGGAACGCTAGTCTCAACATCAACAATAGGATCTTGATATCCAGACCCAGTAGTACTGAGTTCAACACCAGCAACACCAACTAATGCTCGAATATTAGCATCGAAACCAGAGATAGAATCGAGTCTTACAGTAGGTCTGGATGTGTATCCAGAACCACCAGCGGTGATTTGAACATTCTTAATATAACCAGCGGTGATGTTTGCACTTGCCTGAGCATCTTGACCAAAAACAGATCCGAGATAATCGAATGTGATTAGAGAATTTGAAGACTCAATTAGAGCAACCTCTCTATCCGAAGTCTCA